TTAAGATACTATGACAAAGCAACTTGCACATAACATCTGCAAAAACGAACACAGCTCCGCCGTCCTCCTAACCGCAAGGACCTGGCGGTGCTGATGCTGTGGCGGAGTCCCGCTTCGTAGGCAGCATCGGCAAAGGTGAACGGTGTCGCGTGCGCACCGAACCGGGCCGAGCACGCAAAAATTTCTTGACATTTTGTTTTCTTTTGATTTCCTTTCAAAGCCTATGGAAATACGCGAACTCGACGAGTTAAGGGAATGGGAGCATAATCCGAGGATGATCTCTGAGAAGGCCCTTAGGGGACTCGGCCATTCCCTTGACGAATTCGGAGATTTGTCGGGAATTGTTTTCAATGCCCGCCTGAAGGCACTTGTCTGCGGCCACCAAAGGCTCAAGGCATTGCGGGAAAAATATAACGGCGAGCTGAAGATTGAAAGCAGCACGATCATCACGCCAAAAGGAGAACAGTTCCCCATCAGGATCGTGGATTGGGATGAAACCAAACATGCCGCCGCGAACATCGCCGCCAACAATCAGCGCATTGCTGGAGATTTCACAGAAGGCCTCGCGCCACTTCTTGATGAACTAAAAATCGACTTTCCCGAATTGTCCCTTGATCTTAATTTTGATGAGCTGAGAGCTGATTATCCGAAATTTTTTGAGAAAGAAATAATTGAGGATGAAGTTCCACCTGTTCCGCAAGAAGCGACAACCAAAATGGGCGATCTCTATGAACTCGGACGGCATCGATTGCTTTGCGGTGATTCGACCAAAAAGGAAGATGTTGAGAGATTGATGGATGGGAAGAAACCAGAACTGATGATAACCGATCCGCCTTATGGAGTTGAATACGATCCCGCTTGGAGACAACGATTGGCAAGAAAGGGATTGCTTTCCTATGCACCTCGCCGTACAGGAAAAATTCCCAATGACAACAATCTGGATTGGTTAGAAGCTTTTCGTCTTTCACCATCGAAAATAGTTTATTGCTGGCATGCAGGTGTGCATGCCAGTCGAATTCAAGATCAACTTGAACAAGTTGGTTTTGAAATTCGGAATCAAATCATTTGGACAAAATCGAACTTCGCAATTTCACGTGGACATTATCATTGGAGACACGAACCGTGTTGGTATGGTGTGAAGAAAGGACAAGATGCAAATTGGATTGGAGATAGAACTCAAACAACTCTATGGGAAGTAAATTTTGATAAAAATGTGGGTGGTGGACACCCCACACAAAAACCGTTGGAATGTATGATGATCCCTATGCAGAATCATTCTGGAGACGTTTACGATCCCTTTGTTGGTTCTGGCACAACCTTAATCGCTGCCGAACAAATAGGGAGAATATGTTACGGAATGGAAATTGAACCTTTATATGTGGACGTTTGCGTTCAAAGATGGGTGAATTTTACGAAGCGAACCCGCATCAAACGCAACGGACGAGAAATCGAATGGCAAATTCAAACACCATAGGTTCTTCTTTTCTCTTGACACAACACCAAATTTCTGTTATATTTTCCGTATGGTTGCTAAAAGCACAATCGCGCCAGCGCGTCCCGCGGGTAAGCTGGCACGGCGGCTTGGAACCATTTGAAACTTTGTTCGCCTAAAAATGCCTGACTTTGAACATTTCACAGAAGCGGAAATAATTGATGCACTGAAATCCTCTGGCGGCTTCGTGAGCCACGCCGCTGAAAAGCTCAACTGCAGCCCAGCGACTATCTACAACTACATGCAGCGATATCCCTCGATCAAAGCCGCAAAAGAGGACATCGAGACAAAGACTCTTGACTTTGCTGAGAGTAAGCTGCTTCAGGCCATCGCTGAAGGCAACATGACGGCGATTATTTTCTTCCTCAAGTGCAAGGGCAAGAAGCGCGGTTACGTCGAGGGATTCCAGCCCATCGGCGTCGACGGCGAACCACTCACAGTTATCAAATTCGTTCTGGTCGAGAATGGAACTTCTGCAGCCGGTGACAAGGATATTCCGGGAAACGGCGAACGCTAAAACCCCGATCGTGATCAACGTCGGCGGAACAGGGTCGTCAAAGAGCTACTCCATTGCGCAGCTCATCTGCGCGAAGTTTCTCTGCGAGAAGAACAAGAATTTTCTCATCACAAGGAAAACCTTGCCATCGTTGAGGATCACGTCCTACAAGCTGATCGTCGACATGTTTAAGGCGTGGGGAGTCTATGATTCCATCGTGCACAACAAGAGCGTGCGCGAAATGCGGCGTGGCGCGAACTGGATGCTGTTCACGTCCATTGACGACGAGAAGAAAATCCGCTCGACCGAATTCAACTACATATGGGCGGAGGAGGCGAACGAGTTCAGTCGCGACGAGTTGATACAGCTCACACTGCGCTTCGGTGCGAAGAAGGCCGAAGAAGACCTGAACCAGATTTTTTTCTCGTACAACCCCTCTGACGCGAACGATGCGGTTGCAGCATTTGAGAAAAGGCCCGACGCGACGGTCATTCGGTCCACGTACCGCGACAATCCATTCCTCGAAAAGCAGAAAGTGCAGGAGATTGAGGCGCTGAAAGACATCGACCATGTATTCTGGAAAATCTATGGGCTCGGCGAGTACGCAATGCCATCGGATTTGATCTACACGAACTGGGACGTT